TGGATCAGGAGCAGAAACCTCTTCTATAAAGTCTCTAGGAGATATAACTTGACTTGGCTCAGGACCTTGATATAAATCCAACTCTTCAGATATGTTTTTAACACTAGTAGCAAATTCTTTTATTGGATTTCTACTATCGGCTATCACTTCTTCTTTTGATCCAAAGTGATTTACAAGTTTTACGGCTTCTTTATTCCAATCGCTCATATCTTTGACCAAAGGATTTGGACCACGTAGTTTGTACACCTTCCCATCTTTGTCTTTAATTGCCATATTTGTAACCAACTTTTACTAAAGCATTCCCGCTTACTTTAAAATAATTAGTTTTTTTGTGCGATTGATTATTTACAATCTTAGATACCATCGACTGACTGATATTGTATTTTTCTGCAATCTCTTTTTGTTTATATTTTCCAGTTTGGTATAAATTTCTTATATCAGAAATTATTTGACTACTAAGATTTTTAGGTCCGTGATTCATTTTAGCCATGTCATAATCTTTAATGATTCGATCTAAAGTTCTTTCTGATATTTCAAAATAGTTGCAAATATCTTTTCTAGCACAATTTGCAAGTATTTCAATCAATTCTTCTTTGGAAATATTCAATGATTTTATTTTAGATGGTTTTGGCATTTGAATTTCCTTTAAATATTACTTCGCCAATATGTATATAATATAAACTCTTTATTGAAAGGAAAATTTATGCCTATTGTATGTCCTGATGTTCATGGAGAACTTTTATTGCTTCAATATATTGTTGGAATGGTCAATGCGGATAATCCAGTTTTGCACTTGTATGCCAATGACATTGTTCCTTCTGACACCACAGTGAAGGCTGATTTAACTGAAATTGGCACTCAAACTGGCTATACTCCAATAACTTTATTGTCAGCTAATTGGACCACTGTGCAATCAAGTGGCGTGACTTCGGCAGTTTATTCAGAGCAGACTTTTACTTTCACTACAGACACAACTGCGTATGGCTATTATGTTACCAATCAATCGAATCAACTATTGTGGCTTGAAAGATTTACTGGTGCCCCATTTGAGATACCAGATGGCGGTGGAAGCATTAGTGTCACAGCAAGTCTTACCTTGAGCTAAAAAGACCGTGATGTGACACGGCCTTTTTAGCATACTCATAGTAGTTTTACTTAGTTGAAGACATGACAAATTTAATGCCATCTTCTAAATGTTTTTGAGCAAATTCTTGAAGATTAGATGGCTTTAAATTTTCGGCACATTCTTTGATTAAATTAATATTCATTAATTTTTGATGTTGTTCAACAAACCAAGCATTATCAATTGATAGTTCAATTCCAGCCATGACAGTGTTGGCAACTCCGTGAACATTTTGAAGACCTTTAATCTTGCTGTAAATGTATTGTTTTTTGCATATTTCAAACAATTCATCGGGAAATCCATTTTCCTTTACTTTATTGAATAGCTTGACAAGTTCTTCTTCTGCTTTTTCGAGATGTTCATTGCTTGTCAGCATTGATATAATTGCATGGTTGTTTTCATAGTGACTAAAGCCACTTATTGAAACGCCATAACATAATCCAAGATCATCACGAATATGTTCGTACAAGTACTTGTTTAATGCATACATGAAAAATGTAGGAACAAATTTTTGTTCAATATTTTCTTTGAGAGAAATCCATTTTTGAACATGGCCGAATGCAGCTTGTTCAAATCTGCTGGTTTCAAAAGCGTATCTCTTCTCTTCATTCAAAAGAGAATTTAGGCAAGTCCCTGTTTTTTGAACTTGTGGGATTTGTGGTAAAATTTTATTCACCGCATCCATCACATGTGTGAATTTTAAATTGCCAACAATAATCAAACCCATATTTTGTTGGCCGTACCATTTATTTCGGTATCGATGCAATTTTTCGGGGCTCATGTCACGAATAGACTGTTCTGTTCCAATGATGGGGTGTGTTTCTGTTGTGCCAAAACATTTTTTAGCTACAAAATTCCAGAAAAATTCGGTGGGATAATTATCATACATACGCCACTCTTCAATTATAACACTTTTTTCTTTTTCAAATTCTTGCTCAGGAAAGTTCGAATCGAAAACAGCTTCTTTCAAAAGCATTAAACCTTTTTCGAAGTCTTCATTAAGAGCATCAAAATGATATGTGGTGGCAAAATAGTTTGTGGATGCATTAAAAGATCCAACCAAAGCTTGATCACGAGAAATTTGGTGTTTATTTTTAAGTGGGGTCCCTTGAAAACAACAGTGCTCAAGAAAGTGAGCAACGCCCCAAGAATCTTGATCCTCTTGAGCAGAGCCGCAATTAGCGACTAAAATTACCTTGCAAATAGCAGAATCGGGCATTTTGACATGATAAACTGGAATGCCCGAATTACAAACTGAGTAGTTCAACATTTGACTTTTTCTTTTTGTTGGAAAAAATTATAACATAGCCATGAATCGGCTTTATATAATTTATACCAAACTTAAAACAAAACTCAATATGTTTTTTGAAAACAAATTCATTTCTTAACGCTTGGAAGTCCAACCATTTGGCCATAAAGCATAACCCATTGAGCTTCCATTTGGTCTGAAGGCTTTGGTTTGAAGTTGCCTTTACGATATTTTTCTATGATCCAATCGATAGCATGAGAAATTAAAACATTGATGACATAATCACGCACCAAAGCAGAAAAGGGCCGAAGCCAAATTGGCATAGCTTCTTTGATGATGTAATCGTAGATTTTACCAATCGCAGCTAGCACTGTAGCTTTTTTATCTGCTCCAGTGGCACTATCAATTTGATCAACATATGCAATAAGATCATCTAAGCATTTAAGTAAAAAATCAGTTACGGGGGTCAAGCTTCGCACTGCCCAAAATTGCCACCACGACGCTGTTTTTTTCATAGAGTCCCATAAGGCTTTCATAGAATCAACAAACATATCAATGTAATTGTTTTCAATCACTTTGCCGACTGGATTTGGACTTTCTTTAATTTGCATCTGTTTCACCTTTGATTTCCTTCAGCCAAACCGCAAAGACATCGTCAACATGCTTCGTTAAAATAGCATCAATTACTCCAGCATTAAATTCTTTTATTTTTTCTAAAAGTTGTTGAACTTGTTCTACAGAAATATCAGCTTTTATTGACTCGTTTTTTTGATTGTTTTTAAACAATCTGCCCAACGCAAATACATTCTTCATGTGTCACCTCTTGTAAAACATGGTCACATACTATTTACCCTTGATAACCATAAAACGACACATTAAGAATACATACTTTTGTTATGGCTATCAAAAACCCAAATGGCAGTACTTATCAACCTAGCGGCTCTTTGCAGCAATTCGATCCAGAGAATCTGGAGTATGATCTTTTCAATGTATGGGATCAAGAAGTAATAGAAATAGGTGGATCACCTTTATTATATTACGATGTATTTATTAATGTAAATAACATAGACGACTTATATGTTGAGGCTAGAGATAAGATTTATAGCCAATCTCCTATTCAAATCTATGGATATTACGACCCGATTCCTTCACAAAACATGATGGGCGTTTTTGGAGTCGATAGTCCAGATGAGATGATGTTTGAGTTTAATTATCGACATGTTTTGAAGACTTTAGGTCATGCTCCAAAGATTGGGTCTCGAATTTTTTCACCTCACAAGCGTGAAAATTGGATGGTAATTCAGAGAAATGTTGAAGTTTTTAAACTATGGGGAGAGCTTAGATTGCAGGTAATGTGCGTTAGATTTCAAGAATCTCTTACTACTGGTGAAGGTAAAGTTAGCCAAAGACAACCAGATTTTAAAGTCAACAGTATTAAAGATATCAGAAACAAAACTACTAATTGGGCTGGTGGCCAAGAATCGCCTTAAGGCGGAGAAATGATTTGGTTCTTACGCAAAGCTATTGCATTTTTGCAGAAATAAAGAGGCACCTTAACCTTTTTAATAGGCGGTACAATCTTTGTTTTTCTAATTTTGCAAGTTGTATTAAGCAATATCTTATAGGGTTTCATGCATTATATTAGTAAAAAATAGCTTAAATTATCAAACTTTATGTTTTCTAATAAAAGATCCAATCAATCTAATAAAGAAGTCTGGATATTGAAAACTAAACCATAGATAAACGTGAGGAAAAAAATGAGCGAGCCTAATCTTAACCCTTGTAGCGAACCGGGATTTATTGATGACATCAATATAGATCCTTCGTCGCCATATTGCAGAGAAGGCCAAGTTATTTCAAGCTCTGGCACTATAGACAAGAAACCATTTAAAGAAAGTCAAAGTGATGTGGCCAACCAAGATATGTCTTGGTTGGAAGAAGCAACACAAAGTAAGCTTGGAAATGGTTCAGCAGTCATGTGTGACCCACAACAAACTGGTCACATAATTAATGAACAGGGCATGTCTCCCCCAAACCGAAACATAGTATATCGATACGCTAAATCTATTCGTGGAACCGACGAAGCTGTCAAAGACTTATTTAAAGACATAGTTGTCCAAGATGAGTCTGGTAAAGTCCATAATGTCCCTATTATTTGGGGCACACAGGAAAAAGCAGTTGCTTATATTCTGCAAGAAAACATGCGTAAAGATGAAAGTTTGGTAGTAGACCGCATTCGGTTACCGATGTTGGCGATTCATTCTTCAGACTTCAATTTTAATCAAGACAGATACATCTATCACAAAGCAATTGATTATCTTAGAAATCCAAGAGACAACTGGAGGCCCGGTTTTACGACAAGCGAAAGATATGAAAGAGATACCGTCTTTGGAGTGACTAGAGGTATACCAGTGGATATTGGTTACAGCTTGTATGCGTGGACGATGTATGAAGAAGACATGAATCAGATTCTCACTCAAATAGTAACAAAATTCTCACCGATAGCATACATACGGGTAAAGGGAATCTCGTGGGAGATCGGAGTTAAGCTAACAAGTATTGCTAATAACGTCGATTATGAGCCCGGAGATAAAGCTGTTCGAGTATTTAAGTATCAATTTAGTTTTACAGCAGAGTCATTTGTTGCACAACCTATTGTAAGGCGAAAAGCCGTTCTTAAAACTCGCATCGAAATCACCGACTCACCTAACGAGGAAGACATTACAGAAGTGCTAACTCGGTTAGAGCAAGCAGTAAAGGAATTGGAAGAATGATTGAGATTAAGAACAAGCAAAAAAGCCCAGTGCAGCTAGTGGTGAGATCGAGGAAGGCTCCCCGTGCTTTCACGACCTTGATTATTCCCGGTATTGGCAAGGGAAACAATGTCAGGCTAATCGAGGATGAGTTGGTAACTGAATACATAGAACGAGTCGAAAAGATGGGCCTGATAACGACTAAATATGTACCAAACAATGAAATTCGTAAGGGAGAGTAAGACATGGCTATTTTAAGGGGATTTCCGCCATCTAACACGATTTCGCCAAGCGTCAGAATCACCGAAAAGGATTTGAGCTTCATTGCTCCCGAACAATCCTTTCACCGTGCTGGCTTAGTTGGATTCGCAAGTAAGGGACCAATCAACGTCCCAACTTTGATTTCAACCCAGCGTCAGTTGAATACTGTGTTCGGGTACCCGCATCCTGAAAGCGGCGATCCTTATCTGATTTATGCTGCCGAGCAATACCTGTTAGTGGCAAACGAACTATATGTTGTTCGTGTTGCTGATGAAGAAAACGTTAGCGACGAAAAAGCAGACACAGCTTCTGTAGATATTCCATCTGCTGGTGGAAGAATCGTGGTTATGTCGCAAGAACAAGGACCATACACTTTTGCAAACGATTCGTTCTTCCGTTGGAGACTAAACGGCGTTCTGATGTCTAAGACCTTGGTGGTCTTGGCTGGAACATATACCGCTGCTCAACTCGCTGAAGAAATGAACTTGCAATTAGACGGTCAAGTAGATGGCATCGAGTTTGTAACTGACACAGGCGACGATTATATCGGCGTTCAAACCACTTGGGCGTTTGGTCCAGATAGTGAGTTGGAACTCGTGTCTGTTCAAGATGCAATGTACGGTGGGGCTGTAATTGATGGCAACGTAACTGGTCTTGGCACGGGTATGACCCAAGCTGAGATTACAGGTAGCAACGACCGTTATCCAGCATCCTATCAAGCCGCTGGTGAATACGATCTAGCTGGTTTAAGTGATCTCAATATTCAAATTGTTGTTGACGGAACAGATAATGTTCTTATTGATAACGTAGTTCAAATTATTGATCTTGCAGATATTGAAGGAACTGAATCCACAATTGCTGAAGTTGTTACTGAAATTAACAGTCAGTTGGTGGAAAATGGTGGTGATCTACCGGGCGGTTGGGAGG